GGCCGCCGACCTCTGGCGCTACCTCGTCGGCAGCAAGCCGCCCGGGGTCCTGCACGCCAACAACGCCGCGCTGCTGGAGCGCTACTGCGAGCTGCTGGCGCAGTACCGCGACGTCGTGCGCGAGATTTCCAAGCGCGGTGTCGGCGGCCTCTTGACCAAGGATCGCCACGGCATGCCCGCGCGCTCGATCCTGTTCGAGTTGCAGATGGAGTTGTCGCGCTCGCTCAAGGAGTGCGAGGCGGAGCTCGGGTTCACGCCGGTCTCGCGCGCGCGGGTGCAGGTGCCCCAGGCGCAGCCCCCCAAGCTCGACGACCCCTGGGCGGACTTCTGATGCTTCAGGGCTGTACCGAGCTCAGGCGCAGCATCAAGGTCATGGGGTGCGCTGGAGAGACTCGGAAGCCGTAGTGCTCGTAAAACGTTCGGGCACGGTCGTGCATCGCATGCACCAGCACGGCGCGTACGCCAGCCTGGGCAGACACTGCAACGGCGCGGTTGACGGCATCGCGCAGCAAGGCGCCGCCAAGTTGCATCCCCTGGGCGCTCTGATCGACCGCAAGGCGTGCGAGCACCATGACGGGGATCGGGTCGGGCATATTGCGTCGGACCGCACCGGTGGCCGCCTGGTGAGAGACGGCGCCCGCCGCCAAGGCGTAATAACCGTAGACGATCTGATCGAGATCGGCCACGACGAAAGTGCGACTGGCTCCACTGATCTGATTCGGTAAAGCCCGGCGCTTGAGCCAATCGTCGAGCACAGACTCGCCGCACGCGAACGTATCGACCCGGTGCCCGCTGGACAACGCCTGCGGCGCCTGTAGTCGCAGGCTCATGCCTTGTTTTGCCACGGCGCCTTGACTGCCATGAGACGCTCCAGCCCCGGGTTCGTGGCCGGCGCTGCGTCCAGCAATTGGGTGAACTGGCGAAACTTCTCAGCATCCAGATGGAAAAACACCTGATCGAGCACGACCGATTGGGCCCTGTCGCAAGCCGCTTCGAGCATGAAGTCCGAACGATTTTTGCCGAGCAATTGGGCCGCGTGATCAATCAGATCGCGTTGCTCGGGCAGCGCTCGCAGGTTGATTGCAGCATCGCGCATGATGATCCTAACGCCTACACAATAGATATACGAATTGTAGCGCTAGCGTATAGCTTTCGTCAACACAATCGGCGCACCTTGGAGGCGCGGCCACACGACGCCGCTCTCATTGGTCGGCTTCGACTTGTTCCTGCTCCTCGCGCCCCGGCACCGTGAAGTCCGGCGAGAACCGGGCCAGCTTGCCCGGCACGTCGCCCAGGCGCCGCTGCGCGGGGTAGATGCGCAACTCGTCGCCGTGCCGCTCGATGACCAGATCCAGGTCGGTCGTGCTGTAGGCCAGCTCCGCCGGGATGCACACGGCTTGCGAATTGCCGCTCTTGAAGAGTTTGGTGGTCGCCATGCTGCCTCCGATTGATGGACCTCACCATGCTGCGACGCATCGCAAACGTTGTAGTAAACCCCATCGTATCCAGATGACCACGACTCCGGGCCATTACGCCGCCAAGGCCCACCACTACGCCCAGTCCGTCGTGGCCGGCGACGTCCCCGCCTGCCACTGGGTGCGCCGTGCCTGCCAGCGCCAACTCGACGACCTGGAGCGCTGGTCGGACGCGCAGGCGCCGTACCGATTCAACCCGCCGCTCGAGGACGCGGCCGGGCGCACGTTTCGCCCCGCCGATCGCGTTTGCAGCGTCATCGAGCGGCTGCCGCACATCAAGGGACCTCTGGCGGGCCATCCGATCGCGCTGGCCCCCTGGCAGATCTTCATCCTGACCACCGTGTTCGGTTGGGTGAACGCGGCGGGACGGCGGCGCTTTCGGCGCGCCTACATCGAGGTGCCGCGGGGCAACGGCAAGAGCGCCTTGTCCTCGGCGCTGGCGCTGTACATGCTGGCGGTGGACGGCGAGATGGGCGCCGAGGTGTACAGCTTGGCCACCACCCGCGACCAGGCGCGCATCGTCTTCGGCGTGGCACAGACCATGGCCCGCAGGAGTCCAGGATTTTGCCGGCGCTTCGGCGTGGGCATCGGCGCGCACAACCTGCATGTCTTGAGCAGCGCCTCGCGCTTCGAGCCCCTGTCGGCAGAAGGCTCGACCCTGGACGGCCTGAACATCCACTTCGGCTGCGTGGACGAATTGCACGCCCACAAGACCCGCACGGTCTACGACGTGGTGGAGACGGCCACCGGCAAGCGCGACAACTCCCTGCTGTGGGTCATCACCACGGCGGGCAGCGACCGCGCGGGCATCTGTTACGAGGTTCGAACGGGCGTGACCCGCATGCTCGACGGCGTGATGCAGGACGAGCGGCAGTTCGGCATCATCCACGGCCTGGACGAGGGCGACGACTGGACGCACGAGAGCGCACTGATCAAAGCCAACCCCAACTGGGGCGTGTCGATCGATGCGGACGCGGTGCTGTCGCTACAGGCCAAGGCGCTGCAACTGCCTTCGGCTGCGGCCGCGTTCCAGACCAAGCACCTGAACGTGTGGGTCAGCGCCGATTCGCCCTGGATGGACATGCGCGCCTGGGACGCCTGCGCCGATGCCGGCCTGGATCTGGAGGCCTTCGAGGGACAACCCTGCTGGATCGGGCTGGATCTGGCCAGCAAGGTGGACATCGCCGCGCTCGTGCTGGTGCTCCGGCAGGGCGCGGACGGTTTTGCCGTGTTCTGCCGGCACTACCTGCCCGAGGACGCGGTGCAGGGCGCGGCCAACAGCCAGTACGCCGGCTGGGCGGGCGCCGGGCGGCTCATCGAAACCCCAGGCAACGTCACCGATTTCGACACCATCGAGGCCGACCTGCGCGACATCGCCGCGCGCTTTGCGGTGCAGGCCGTGGCGTTCGACCCGTTCCAGGCCACGCAACTGTCCTCGCACATGCTCGCCGAAGGCATGCCGATGATCGAGGTGCGGCCCACGGTGCTGAATTTCTCCGAGCCGATGAAGGCGTTGCAGGCACTGGTGCTCAGCAAACGTCTGGCGCACGACGGCGATCCGGTGCTGGCCTGGATGGCCTCCAACGTGGTCGCACGGCTGGACGCCAAGGACAACATCTATCCGCGCAAAGAACGCCCGGAGAACAAGATCGACGGCATTGTGGCGCTGATCATGGCACTGTCGCGCGCGATGCTCGGCACGCCGGTGATCCAGGGCACATCGATTTACGACGAGGGAGTAGGCATCTGATGGAAACCGCCCAGGACAAGACCGAGCGGCTGCGCCGCGCCGACCTGCGCGCCGGTCTGCTGGCGCTGGCGGGGGCCGCGCTGCTCGTGGCCGGCGTGGCTTGCCTGGACTGGCGCGCGGGCATGATTCTGGCCGGAGCGCTGGCGCTGCTGGCCAGCTTTGCTGTGGCGCGCAATGTGGCGCTCGAGCGCGGCAAGCCCTGATGTGGTTCTCCGACATCCTGTTTCCCGGCAGCGGCAACCCGGCCAGCGGCACGGGCGGCGGCTGGCTGGGGGCCTTCCTGGGTTCTGGCTACGGGCGCGCGGCCACCGGCGCCACGGTCACGCCGCAGACGGCCCTGGCCCTGACCGCCGTGCAGCGCGCGGTCACCCTCCTTGCCGAGTCAGTGGCCAAGCTGCCCGCGGGAGTCTTTCGGCACGCGCCGGATGGATCGAAGGAACCCATCGCGGATCATCCGCTGCTGCCGATCCTGCGCACCGCGCCCAATGCCTTCCAGACGCCGTACCAGTTCCGCGAGTTCCTGCAGACGCAACTGGGCTTGCGCGGCAACGCCTTCGCACTCAAGTTCCGCAACCCGGACGGCACGATCAAGAGCCTCTACCCGATCAACTCAGACCGGGTCATCGTGTACGTCAGCCCAGTGGATCGGCTGCCGTATTACCGCATCCTGCGCGCGCCGGACGGCATCGAGGGGATGTACGCCATGGGCGACATCCACCATGTGCGCTGGATCTCCGACAACGCTTACACGGGGCTGTCGCCAATCGCGCTGCACCGCGAGGCCATCGGGGTCGCGATGGCCGGGGAGCGCCACACCGGGCGGGTGTTCGGCAACGGCACGAACCTGACCGGCACGCTCACGCGCCCCGCGACCGCGCCGCCCATCAAGGATCCGGCGATGATCGAGCGCATCACCCGCAATTGGGAGGAGAAGTACGCCGGGGCGGACAACGCCGGGCGCGTGGCGCTGCTGCAAGAGGGCATGGCCTTCACGCCGCTGTCCATGAGCAACGCCGATGCGCAGTTGATCGAGCAGCGGCGCTATTCGGCAGGCGACATCGCGCGCATCTACGGCATCCCGCCGCACATGCTCGGCGACCTGAACCGGGCGACGAACGCCAACATCGAGCAGCAGTCGCTCGAGTTCCTCACCCACACGCTCATGTCCTGGATCAAGCGCCACGAGGAGGCGATGGAGCGTGATCTCCTGCTGCCGCAGGAGCGCGAGGATGGAATCGTCATCCGCCTGGATGTGCGTGAGTTGCTGCGCGGGGATCTGTCCTCGCGCTACGCCGCCTACGCCATGGGCAGGCAGTGGGGATGGCTGTCGATCAACGACATTCGCCGCGCTGAGGGAATGCCCTCCATCGCGCGCGGCGACGCTTACCTGCAACCGCTGAACATGGCCGACGCGACGCAGCCGGCCCCGGCTCCGGCCAGGACGCCGGGTGCCCCCTCGACCACGGCGCCGAGAACGCTGCACGACATGATGGAGACCCAGGATGCATGACGCTTACCCCTACCTGCGCGGACTGATCTACAACCAGCCGCTGATGGCGACACCCGCCCTGGCCGACCTGGCCGACGAGTGGGCGCACGCCGTCTTGATCGAGGGTCGTGAGCGCTTGTCCGTCGGGGCGAGCGCGGCGCAAACCAAGGTGCTCGCGCCTGACGCCATCAAGGCCGCAGGCGTGGCTGTCATCCCGGTGCATGGCGCGCTCGTTCCCCGAGGCAATGCGATGACCGCCTGCATGGGCACCTCCAGCTACGACCGGATCGGCGCGCAACTGGACGCGGCGCTGGCCGACCCCGATGTGCGGCAGATTGCGCTGGACATCGACTCGCCGGGGGGTTCGGTCCAAGGCGCCTTTGAACTGGCGGGCAAGATCGCCCGGGCGACCAAGCCCACCACGGCCATCGTCAACTTCAACGCCTTGTCGGCGGCCTACCTGCTCGCATCCACCTGCGACAGCGTGAGCGTCAGCCCCACCGGCGCGGTGGGGTCCGTCGGGGTGGTGGCACTGCACCGCGATCTCTCGGGCGCCAACGACAAGGCGGGCGTGAAGATCACCGCCATCTACCGCGGCGACAAAAAGCTCCACGGCGCTTCGCACGCGCCGCTGTCGGATGTGGCGCAGCAGGAATTGCAAGCGCAGGTGGACAACGCTTTCGACCAATTCGTGGCTGCCGTCTCGACCCACCGCAATCTGCCGCCTGAACGGATCGTGGGCCTGCAGGCTGGCGTGTTGCACGGTGCAGATGCGCTCTCACAGGGCCTGGCCGATCAGATGGAGACGCCGCAGGAGGCCATCGACAGACTGGCCGGACTGGCGCAGGCCGGTGCCGCGCAGCAGCGGCAGCAGGCGCAGCGCCGTCATGCCATGACGCTGCGCGCGCAGGCGCTGGAGATCGCCGCGCGGATTTGATCTGCCGACTGGGTACGACCCACTGGTCGTTCACCGGCAGTGCGGGCTTGGCGAACTTCAAGAAACGCCTCCGCAAAAAAGAAACCCGCCGGGGTGCGCATCGTCGAGAGGCGTGGCGGGTGTTGTTGTGCGCATTGTGGCCGATTTCCTCTGGGCGAGCAACGGCAGTGCTCCATGCGCAAGCCCTGGAGATCGCCGCGCACCTTTGAACCAAACACGATGGTCTCCAGGATCTGGAGGCCATCCCCCCGACCCTGAACCGCGTTCGCGCTTCAGATCTTGCCGCCCGCATCAAGCGGGCGGATTCGTTTGTGGACCCACCAGGAAACCCCCATGGATGCCATCCAGACCCTAAAAAGCGAACGCGCCGCTTTTAGTCAACGCGCGAAGGAACTGGCCGACAAGGCCCAGGCGGAGCCTCTCATGGAAGCCGAGCAGGCGGAGTTCGACGCCATCGCTCCGGCCTTCGATGCGCTGGGCCGGCGCCTGGCCGTGCTCGAGGGCGCGCAAGCCATATCGCGCACCCTGGCCATGGCCGCCGCCACACCCGTCGATGTGCTTGAGCAGGGCAAGCTCGACGCCGTGGCCGTCGATCGTCTGGCGCCTGCCGTGCAAACCAGCGTACAGGCTCAGCACGCCCCCGTCGGTCAGGCGGGCGAGCCGATCATCTACACCCGGCCCCGCGATCCCGCCGAGCGCACGCGGCGCAACATGAGCGTGTTCTCCGGGATCATCGGTGCGCTCAAGCACGCCCCGGGGAACCTCGCTGCCGGCGCCGAGTTCGCCCAGCGCGCCATGAGCCGCGACGGCATCGGCGTGGAGGTGGCCGCCGCGCTGTCCTCGGTCACGGCCTCTGGCGGCGCGGTGCTGATCCCCAACGTACTGGCGGCCACCGTCATCGAGCGTCTGGTGCCCAACGCGGTGGTGCGCTCCATGGGGCCGCTGACCCTGCCGCTGACCAACGGCAACCTGACCATGCCGCGCATCGCTGGCGGGGCGCTGGCCGGCTACATCGGGCGCGACAGCGACGCGCCGGTGTCCCAGCAGAGCTTCGACGACGTGCAACTCGTGGCCAAGAAGCTGGCGTGTCTGGTGCCCATCGGCAATGATCTCATCCGCTTCGCCGGCATCGACGAGCGCGTGGACCAGCTCATCGTCGAGGACACCGCGATCTCGATGGCCACGGCCGAGGACGCGGCCTTCATCCGCGGCGACGGCACCAACGCCACGCCGGTGGGCCTGCGCAACTGGTGCCTGCCGGCCAATGTGCTGTCGGCCACCCCCATCGAGCCGGCCTCGGGCACGCCGGGCGCGGCTCCCGCGGGCACCACCTGGGCCACGCCGCCCACGGCGCCGCTGACCGGCCAGGCGCTGGCGCAGGCCATCATGACCGATGCCGGTCGCATGGTGCTGGCGCTGCGCCGCGCCAACGTGCGCATGCGCAAGCCCGGCTGGCTCATGCACCCGGACTCGGTGCAGTTCCTGCGCGACCTGCTCACCACCACCGGCAACCGCGTTTTCCCCGAGATCGACCAAGGGATGTTCCGGGGATACCCGTTCGCGCAGACCACGCAGATCCCGACCAACCTGTCCACGCCCAACGGCGGGGGCAACTGCTCGGAGATCTACTTCGTGGACTTTGCGCAGATGGTCATCGGGGAATCGCTGAACCTGTCGGTGGCCATCAGTCAGGACGGTGCCTACACCGACCCGACCAGCGGCACGAGCGTCAGCGCCTTCCAGCGCGACCTCACGCTTATCCGGCTGCTGACCGAGAACGACTTCGGTCCGCGTCACCCCCAGGCGATTGCCGTGCTGCAGGGTGTGACCTGGTACCGCTGAACCTGACCCCCTGACGGGCGCGCCGCTGCCGCGCCCACTGAACAACCTTTGCAAGGACTCCCGACATGAAGGACATCCGCTTTCTGAAGTGGTGGAACGGCTATCGCAAGGACGACGTGGCCGCGTTCGCCGACGATCTGGCCGACACGCTGATCCAGCGCAAGTTTGCTGAAGGCCTGGACGCGCCCGTCGCCCCGGACACGCTCCCGAAGGGCAAGGCGCCCACACCGCAACTGCAGAAGTAATTCGGTATGGCCCTGCTGCTGTCCGTCCAGCCCGCGGCACCCGGTGACCCCTTCCAGGGCGAGCCGGTGCTGCTGGCCGAGGTCAAGGCACAGGCGCGTATCGACGCCGACCTCACGGCCGACGACGCCCTGATCCAGGGCCTCATCGCCGGCGCCCGTGCCCAGGCCGAGGTGCGCACGGGCGCGGCGATCCGGCAGGCGACCTATCTGCAGACGATGGACGGTTTCCCGCCATTCGGCCGTCCCCTGGTCCTGGCGCACGCCGGCATCCAGAGCGTGCAGGCCATCACCTACGCCGACCCGCAGGCCGAGAACCAGCGCGTGAGCCTCGATCCGTCGATGCTCGACACGGTGAACCGCGGGCGCGAACTGCTGCTGGCGCCCTTGAGCGTGCCCGCATGGACGCGATCACCGCCTTATGCGCAGCCGGGTGTCCCGCTGCAGGGCAACTGGCCGCAGACCGGGCGGTCCGAGCGCGCGGTGGAGATCACCTATCTGGCGGGGTTCGCGCCGGCCGATTTCGTGAGCCGCTATCCGAGCGTGCGCATCTGGATTCTGATGGCCTGCGCCTGGGCCTATGCCCAGCGCGAGATGTTCATGCTCAAGCTGCGCGGCTCAGGCTTCGAGGAGCTGCCGCCCGACTACATGCAGTCGCTGCTCGAGCCCCTGACCGTACCGCCGAGGTTCTGAATGACCTTGAGCACAGGCATCGTCGCTGCCGGTACCTACCGCCACCGCGTCAGCATCCTCGCGCGCGCGCCGGGCGCCGAAGACGCGCTGGGGCAACCGGGCCCCGCCGCGTGGCAGCCGCTGCTGACCCACATCAGCGCGCTGGTCGAAGACCTGTCGGGGCGCGAACTGCTGGCGGCGCAAGAAGTACACGGCGAGGTCACGAGCCGCATTTTTGTGCGCTACCGGGCCGGACTCACCCCGGGGATGCGCGTCGTGTCCGGCGCGGACGTTTATACCGTCCTGGCCGTGCTGCGCATGGACGCCGTGAATGTGGAACTGGCCTTGCTGTGCAGCAAGGGCGCCGTGGACCCCGGAACATGATCGAATTTCAGGTGGAAGGACTGCAGGCGATTGAAGCCGAACTGCTCGCGCTCGGCCCCAAGATCGGCGGACGTGCGCTGCAGGGGGCGCTGACCTCTGCAGCACTGCCGATCGTCAAGGAAGCGCGCGCCAAGGTGCCACTCGCCCACGACGCCTACAGGCTGCACGGTGGCGGGATGGCCACCCCGGGCTGGCTGCGCCAGCAGATCGTACGCAAGAAGGTGCGCCACAGCCAGCACAGCGCCCAGACTATCGTCACCTTCCGCGACCAGCACCAGGCGTATTTCTGGCGCTTCATCGAGTTTGGCACGAGCAAGATGGATATGCGCCCCTTCATGCGCCCGGCGTTCGAGAGCGCCAAGCAGGCCGCGCTCGATCGCTTCGTGGCGGTCTGCCAGGCCAACATCGCCAAAGCCCGCCGCAAGATTCATTACACACCGTGAATCACGACCCGCTGGTGGCCCAGACCCTGCGATCGATCGCCGCGCTCTCCGGTATCCCCATCCGCCCTGATGCGGCCGAGGAAGGCGACGTCGCGCCGTACCTCGTCTATGCCGAGATCGCGCTGCCNCCGGATGCCTACACCNTGGGTGGCGAGAGTTCCCTGGTGCCCTCTCGCTACCAGATCGACGTCTATGCCGCCACGCGCGCGCAGGCCAATGCTCTCGCGCAGGCCGCGCACGACGCCTTGACGGCGGCCTTCGGCGGCGTGGCCGTCTCGCGCCAAAGCTTGTTCGAACACGACTCCCAGCTGCGCCGCACGCTGCTGGATCTGCAACTGTGGTTCCCCAATCCCTGAGCCCCTCATCATGAGACCCTCGCCATGAGCAATGCACTTCGAAGCCAGTTTTCTTCCATCGCCTGGGGCGGCGCTGCGCCCACGACCCAACCGCTGACCGCGTCCGTCATCGCCACCGCGGCGGCGGCCACCACCACCGTCTGGCAACCCCTGGAGGAGGCGGTGGAGATCAAACCCTCCGGGCAGAAGGTCGACGAGATCGACGTCACCCACCTGCAGTCTCTGGCCAAGGAGTTCGTCCTGGGGCTGGAGGACTCCGGGTCGGTGGCGGTGACGATGAATTTCACCGGCGGCAAGGGCCAGCAGCAGATGTTCGTCGAGAAGGCGAACAAGACGCTGTCGCTGTACCAGATCACCCTGGGCGCGCAGCTTGCTCAACCCGCCACCTTCTCCTTTTGTGCCTACTGTGTGAGTGCTGAGACGCCCGACGCCAAGGTCAACGGCAAGCTCGAACTCGCCTGCACCCTGCGCATTTCCGGCCCCGTCTCGATCGTCTGGGGCAGCCTGGCCAACCCGACCGTGTAATCCACCATGACCCAGCCATCCATCTCCTCGATTCATCCTGCGGCTGCGTTTTTCGCGGCCGTCACCCCCAAGACCGAACCCTACGACCTGCCCGGCGTGGGCACGGTCGAGCTCGTCGAACTGCGCGAGCGCGACGTCGCCGAGATCCGCAAGGCGGCCGAAGCCGAGAAGGACGCCACGCGCCGCACGCGAGCGTTCGGCTACGGCCTGGTCGTGCGCAGCGTGCGCAAGGACGGTCAGGCCGTGTTCACCGACGCCGACATCGAGCGTTTCGCCGAGGCCGGCAATGCCGCCGTGGAGAAGCTCGCTGCCGCTGTGCTGCGCATCAACGGCTACGGGGCCGACGCGGGAAACTGACCCCCGAGCGCCAGGTCAAGCACCGCCTGGCGCTCGCCCTGAGCCGCACGGTTCAGGAGTTGGAGGCCACGCTGTCGGCCTCGGAGTGGCTCGATTGGCAGCGCTTCGCCGCCGTCGAGCCTTTCGGTGCCCCGATGCTCGATGTCGTGCAGGCGCAGTTGCGCGCGCTGCTGGCCGAGATCCATCGCGATCCCAAGGCGAGGACCGAGCCGTTCGCCCCGCAGGATTTTCTGTTGTTCACCCGGCCAGCCGAACCTTCCGATGCGCCGCTCGTTGATGGCTTGAGCGCCGCCGACTGGCGTCTGGCGATGTATCTGAAGGCCTTGCAGGCACGTCAGCAAAGCCCCGAATCCCCAACCGCCGGCAATCCGGCAACCCCTTGAGCACCCACCATGTCCGGAGCCCTCGGCGCCCTCAACATTGATCTGTCGGCCAACACCGCGCGCTTTGATTCGGCGCTGGAACGCGCCGCCTACCTGATGAAGCGCTCCATGCACCAGATGGAGTCGGCCATGGAGGTCGCCAAGGACCACGCCGAACGCCTGGAAGGCGCGCTGGGTGCGATCGGCGCCTCCATCGAGAAGCTCGGAGCCGTCGCCGGGGTCGCTGGTCTCATCGAAGTCGCCAAATCCTCCATCGAGTCGGCGGTGCGCCTCAAAGAGATGAGCGAGCAGACGGGGCTGTCGGTCGCCATTCTGTCCGACATGCAGCGCGAGGCGCAGATCACCGGCGTGAGCATGGGCAGCGTGGGCCAGGTTGCGGCCAAGCTCGGGCGCGCGATGTGGAACGCCCAGGAAGGGCTCAAGTCGAGCAAGGATGCGTTCAAGGCGATGGGCGTGGCGGTCACCGATGCGCATGGACGCCTTCGCAGTTCAGACGCCGTGCTCATGGATGTAGCCAAAAGCTTCGTGCACATGCAAAACGGGGCGGCCAAGTCGGCCATCGCCATGCAACTCTTCGGGCGCTCGGGCTCGGAACTGATCCCCATGCTGCAGCGCCTGGGCGAGGAAGGCAAGGTCAACGGATTCATCACCGACGCGCAGGCCGAGAAGGCCAAGCGTCTGGAGTATGCGTGGCAGGCACTGACGTGGAAACTCAACCAATGGAAGTTCACCGCGATCGGCGCCATCGCCCCTGCATTGCAGGGACTGCTGCCGATCCTGCCTGCGCTGGCGGCGGGTGCGATCGGATTTCTCGGTGTGGTCAAGATCCTGCCGGCGGCGATCGAGGGAGTGACTGCAAGCGTCAAGTTCTTGCAAGCTGCGTTCGTGACCTCGGGCGAGGTCGGCGTCGGGGTGTTCGCCGGGCTGACCGAGGCCGTGGACGGACTGACCGTGGCCATGGCCGCCAACCCCATCGGGGCCGCTGCCGTGGCGCTCACGGCAGCGGCAGCGGCGCTCTACGTGTTTCGCAACAGCGTCATCACGCTGGGCGGCACCACGGCCTCGGTCGGCGAGTTCATCGGCGGCGCCTGGGATGCCGTGCGCGGGGCGGTGGTCTCGGCGCTGGGAGCCCTGCGCGACGCCTTCGCGGGCACGTCGGTCGCCTGGAGTCGATTCCTGGCCGAGATGGGCATCGGCTGGCAGAGCGTCGAGTCCGACTTCGGCAAAGCCGTGTCGCTCGCCAGGACGTATCTGAAGGATTTCGTCAACGTCAGCATTGGTTTCGTGTGGGGCGGCATCCAGGCGGTCCATGTTCTGGTGAACGGGGTCGCCAGCCTGGTGACCCAGGGTTTTGCATCGGCCATGAGCACGGCCCGTGCCTTCGGCAAGGGCTTTGTGGCCGCACTGCATGGCGACTTTGGTTTCACGGCGTTTCGAGCGCACCTGCGCGGCGGCGTCGATGCGGTCAAGGAGTTCGGCGGTGCGGTCAACCAGGCGATCACCTCGGCGATGAACACCGACTACGTCGGCACTGCGGGCCTGGTGGCCTCGCGCGCGTGGGGCAGCGTCGCCCGCGACGCCGCGGCCCGCCACGCGCGGGATGTCGCGCAAGAGCGTCGCCGCCGCGCCGAGGAAGCGGCGCAAGAAGCTGCACTGCGCAATCCCACCGTGCCGGGCAGAGCGAGGGTGGCGCATTCCCCGCACGCCAAGACTGACCCCTTCGCGCAGGCCCTGCAGGGTCTTGCCCGCGAGAAGGCGGCGCTCGACGCCTCGGCGTTCGACTGGAGCCAGTACCACGGCAAAGTCGACAACGCCAAGCAGGCGCTTGCGGAGTTCACCCTCACCCAGGGCAAGCTCAGCGACGCGCGCCGCAAGGCCGAGGGGTTTGCGCCGCTGACCGCCACGCAGAAGGCGCAGTACTTGGCCGCAGCCAAGGCAATCGATGACGAGACCGCGCGGCTCAAGCAGCTCAAGGCCACGCAGGCCTTCCAGAGCCAGATGCAAGGCGTCGATCAGGGGCGCCAGCAGGACATCGCCAAGCGCGAGAACGCCTTGCTGCTCATCGGCAAGACCCGGGAGCAGCAGGCCGCCATGACCGAGATCCTGAATCAGCAGGCCAAGGCGCAGCAGCGCATCAACGACGCCCTGGCCAAGGGGGTGAACCTGACGCAGGCCCAGCAACGCGCGATCCTGGCCTCCGCCGTGGGGTACGCCCAGCAGGTCAACGCGCTGGAGGCCCAGAAGAAGAAGGCGACGGAGGCCTTCAATAACGATCCGACCCTGGCGATCCAGGCCGGCCTGCAGCAAGTGGCCCAACGCGCCGTGCTGACCGGGGCCAAGATCCGGCAGTCCATCGTCGGGGCTTTCCAGAGCGCGACCAGCGCTCTGGTCCAGTTCGCCGAAACCGGCCGACTCAATTTCCGGCAACTGGCCGCCTCGATCATCCAGGATCTCCTGAAGATCGCTGCCGAGAAAGCCATGGCCGGCGTGGCCGGCATGATGTCCGGGGCGTCTACCGGCTGGGTCGGGGCGATTGGTACGTTCCTGTCCGGCGCGCGCGCGGCGGGCGGCGCGGTCGAGGCCGGTGGCTTGTATCTCGTGGGCGAACGCGGACCCGAGCTCGTCAAGATGGGCGCTTCCGGCACCGTCGTGCCCAACCACCAGTTGCGCCAGGCGATCAGCAGCGGCACCGTCTCCAAGGGAGGTGCCAGTTACCACGGCGATGTGAACGTGGTGGTCAACCACGACGGCTCGGCGAGCCTGTCCGGCCCGCAAGGGGCGGCCGCGATGCAGGGTGTGGGCGCGATGATCGGCGAGCATGTGCGCCAGATCCTGCTCACCGAGATGCGCCCGG